TCCATCTCTGAAATAGTAGTACCCTTTTTTTTGAGAGATGGTACTTGGTCTGTGACCACTAACTTTATGATGTCCTCACACATTCGCAACATTTTTACTGTATCGAAACCACCATACTCTTTATATTTATTTTTAATATATTTTCTTTTCATCCTTCCTCCTTACAATTACATTTTAGACAAACAGTCTTCTCGGGCACTGGGTTGCCAAAGCAATCCTCGAAAGTAATTTCTCTTTTGCCAGTCCCAAGACATTTTTTGCAAGTGTTATCAAACACTTTTTGAAAACCGTCTTGAAGTTTCTTGGCCATAGCCTTGTCTTCGTTGCCGTTTTCGTCATAGCTTATTACATCAAACATTTATACTTTCTCCTTTCTAACTTCGTCTAACAACTTATTAACTATTACTCCTGCTTGAATCCAACTTACAGCATATTCATCAGCAACAAATTCTTTGGCATCCTCGTAATATTGATAGCCTTCTTCATCTCTTTCAACATCGTCTGATGTTAAATATATATACCAAGACAGAAGTTTCTTAACTTTGATTCTATCCTCTTTTTTTAACGCAACATTCATCCTATACTTCCTCCTCATCAAGTTTTTCCTCTGCGTATTCTTCCATTTTCATTAAAGCCCATTCCTTAGCCTCTTTGAAATTTTGAAGGTCAAAACAGTCATAGGTTACATAAAAATTAGAATTATCTCCTAATCCACAAACAGTAAGGTCATAACCATATTTTCTGTCATAGCCTATGACCGCCTCTGTAAATCCGAAAGGACACTTGGCACTCCACTGTCCATGCTTACTACTTTTCTCACCAACTTCCTTGGCATCATCGTTCCATACTAATTTATACTCCATATACTACCTCCATTAATAAAGTCTACAATCAAAACAAAACAGAGAGCGAACACACCGAAATAACATAAGGCCAATTCAGCTCTCTCATCCAACCATCTTCCCGCTTTCCAAACTAAATATCTCATACACTAATATTATACAAAATTTGGAGTAATGTGCAAGTTTTTATACATTACAGCATTTTATTATATCTGTGTTAATTTTCATATTTGTTTGCACAAAACAGTAAAATAGTATAAAATTTGTCAGTATATATATTTGAATATGGAAACTAAATTAAACGACAACAACAAGATTAGAAAAAGTTTAGCTGTTGATGTTGCTACTTATGAATTGTTACAAGATATTTGTGGCAAAGAAAGAAGGCCTAAGATAGACCAGTTAAAAGTTCTTATAGAACAAGAACACAATAGACTGTTTGCATCTTAGAACAACATGATTAACTTTATAAAAAAGATGTCAGAGAAAGTTAAAATCAATAGTGATTTGCCAGTAGCAGAAGAAGTCATAGACTTTTATAGTCGGCTAAACTTACAACAACAAGCCTCTCTTATGAGGCTTATGGCTCGTAATCTTATGGTTCATGTAGATGGCAAAGAAGTTTGGGGACAAGAGTTAGATTACGAAGTCACTGGTGCCATGATAAAAGCCAGTCAAAAATCAAATTAATTAAATTTTTTTCTTGCGGTCTTTGTTCTTGCAAATGACCTGTTACTTGATTTTTTCATAGCTCTTAAATTACTAGATTTATTATTAAGTGGGTTACCGTCACGATGGTGTACATCTAAACCATCTCCGATTCTGACACGACCTTGTTTTAGTGCAAGCCTTCTTGCTTTATTTCTTGCTGACCTTTTTTTTATTTGTTCGGGACGAGAATGATAGTTGGCATACTCTTTAGCATAGTTTCTAGCCATTAAACCAAACTACCGATACCACTGCTACGCATAGCTATCTCTCTGTCTTTTTCATCAGGAACGATGGTAGGAGATAGAGCAAGTGCTGGGTCACGGGTATCGTCTAGCATATCGACATCTAATCTAGGTACATCTTGTCTTTCTATTTCAGGCATCAACAAGTTAGAAACTTCTGATGTAGAAACTTCACGGAAGTTAGCCTCGTTTTCTACTGGTCCTGATACAGGTGGCTGTGTTTTTGCATTTAGTTCTTCGGGTATCTCTAAGGCACCGTGTGACAGTCCATGCAATACCGCCTCGACCTCATCTCTAATGTCAGGGTTTAATTCGTGTATTTGATACAACCTTCTGACATGTTGGACAAAACTGTTAGGGTCATAAGCTACCTGTTTTACACCCTCTGATAACCACCTGACGAAACTCTTGTTGGTCAAAAGTTTTGCAGTGCCATAAGTTCCTAAAACAGCTCCTAAGCCGTAATCGAAAGATGAACCGCCAAGACCTCCACCTCCAAGGGCAAGAGACTCAGTTCCTAATGCACCTAATATACCTACTGAATAGATTGCTTTTGCTGTTCCCGATGGATTAGCACCTCTTGCAAGTGCACCTTTGACATCATCCATAACAGCTATTAAATTATCTAGTTCAGGCACTAAATCTTCATATCTGCCACCTGTAAATAAAACATCTTTAGCCTCTTTTGATAAATTGTTGTAATTTGTGATAAAAGTTTGTGGACTGAAATTACTTCCCTGATTTAAAGCAACACCGTACATGTCTTTCACTGACTCCGCACCAAGCAACTCAGGTGAGGCAATGCCTGCTTTCGGAGTGCCCAAGGAACCTAAAAAATATCCTGATAAAGCCTCAAACTCATCTTCCGTAAACTCTTCTCTTAGTTTTCTTAGTTGTGCAGGACCATCTTTCGCACCTGATATAAGACCCTTTGTAATTTTAGTAAAGTCACCATCACTGGCTTTTTTTAGAAGATTATCAACATAAGTGATTGACCCATCTGCTGCAAGTTTACTCCTTGTGAATTTATTTGCGGCTTTTACTTTTTTCAAAGCCTCTTCATCTCCTGATTGAATAACTATATCTTCTAAGTCTTTGGTAATAGCATTGTATAATCTCTTAAACTGTCCTCTCTCACCTCCTGATGCTCCAGCAGTAAGTGGGTCGCCTAAGTCTTTGCCTAAGTGTGTTCTTATATTTTTTAAGGTGTTGTAGTTCAAAGTTTTGTTTTTTACATCTATTGCATATTTTTTTAAATACTCAATAACAGCTTTATTGTTATCTTTTGCTGTTTTGCTTTGTCCGATTTCTCGTGTAATTTTCTCAGCCAAGTCTTTTATGAACTTACCATCAGTTGATATATTTGGGTCAATCATATCACCTATTTCTTCGTAAAGTTGTGTGCTCTTTTTGTCGAATTTTTCTCTTGCCTTTTCTAAATATTTATATGTCTTTTCACCAAGCTCGTATTTGGAACTTGAACCACCATATTTTTCTGTAATTTTGTTAACACTATTTTCTATTTGAGCTATAGTTCTTTTGGCACTATCTTGCATAGCTTTGGTAGATGGTGGTGCACCAGCTAAAGCCCCTTCAATCGTCTGCACAGCTGCGTTACCAGTCGCTATACCTACAGATGGGTCTGTAATACCAGCTTTGATTAATGCGTTAGCTCTTTGACTGTTTCCTCCTAAAACATAATTAAGACCAGCTCCAGTCTGATACTTAACACCGTTTAATAATTTGTTACTGATTGGACCTAGTGTTCCATTTAAAGTAGCCGTGGTTGAATAATCTAAAAATTGGTCACTTAATGTTCTACTGTCTTCGGTTTCACCAAACATAGAAAGCATTTCGATATAGAGTTCTCTTGCTGTAGCAGAACCAAAACCCTCGCCTAACACAGCTCCCGGAATCGCACCAACTCCACCCGCTCCCGCACCAGCTATGCCACCAGCAATACCGCCACCCACAGCACCAATAACTTCTGCTACCTCGGGACCTGCATCAGCAAATACATCTCGCAGTGTTGGAGCTGCCATGCCAAAAATTCTAAAGTCTTCGTCAAAGGCTTTAAGTTTTCCGTTTTCGTCTGTATATATAAAATTATTCCTACCAAATCTTTGTTCACCGAACCTCGGACTAAAAACAGCAGCAGGTACGGCATCAGGATAAAATTTTCTTATGGTCATTAGACGGTCTTCGGGAGATTGTGCTGCCATGACTTGTGCCCTAATAGCAAAAGGTGCTCCTGTTTGGTCATCAACTGAATCTAAAAGTTGTTGCTCTGCAAAATCATTCAGTGTTTCTAAGTCTGAGTTTTCTGTGGGTCCCAAATTTTCTAAGTACCCAAGTAAATCCTCGTTTGTGTAATTTATCTCACTCATCTTTGTACTATCATTGGATTGTCTGCTGTGCCCTCAGGACTGAACAAACCTTCTTTAACTAATGTATTATACAGTTTTTCGTTTTCTTTCACTTCTTGCAATATTTGATTACGGAAGTTTTCGTCATCGTAAAATCGTTTCATTGCCACTTCCACCAAATCGTCATTTTGTGGTTGCTTTTTCTCCTCTTCTATTATCTCATCATAAGCCTTACCAGCACTCGATTTCATAGCCAAGGTAGCGGTTCTTCTAGCCTTAGACTTATCTTTTAAAACTATTTCATCGTCACCAAACTCAGGAAAGTATGTTAAATTTATCCACTCTATTTCTGATTGAGCAATCACAGCTCCCGTTTCTTTTCTTAACTGGGCAGTAGCAAAATCTAATTTTGCCCTCTGATACTGTTTATATTCAGGAGATGATAAGTAATAAAAAAGTGCACTACCGCCTAAAACAGGTGCAGTTTCGAGTAAGTAATCCCTTAAATTCACAGGACTAAATCCGTTTTTCTCCAAGGCCTCTATAGTTTTCAGAGAATTTTCCATACGCAAAGCAAAACCCGCATCTTTAGTTTGTTCTGCTGTGTAAGGGCTTTTCTTTTTTTCTGTGCCCGGTATTATTCGAGGTTCGAAATACTTTTGCGATTCTTCTCTACTTAAAACTTTAGGCATCAGCTACCCCCCAACAACTCATCTTTTTCATAGATAACAACTATACCAGTTTCGTCTTTGTAAACATATTTACCATCCCTTATGCTGTCGAAAGTAAGTGTTTTTCCTTCGTATATTTGTGTTTCAGGAATATCTTGTGGCGGTTGTGGTGTCGGTGGTTCTATGCCAAGTACACTAAAAATATCTACACCCGGCACTGAAACAGTACCCTCGTCTGTAGTTATAGTTTTATCCTGTCCTAATAATTGTACGGCAAGTTTGACCGCCTCAGAGTTCATTTTTACTTCATCTCCTATGGCATCAAGGACGATATTCGCAGAAGACCCTATTAAAGAGCTAGTGGGAAACGGACCTTTCCCACCAGCTTTTGCTAAATCAAACTGCATCTCTAAAACTTTTTGAGCGGCTTGCAGTTCTCTTTGATTTTGTGCCTCGGCTTGTTGTCTTGCAAACAAGGCAAAATCTCTTCTTATTTTTTCATTCTGCTCTCGTAATCTATTAGCCTGTTCGTTGAAAAGATTGAAACCCATAGTCAGACCCATACCAATAGATGCTGGTTGACCACTTTGTGCTTGAGCCGCTAGGCCTGCACCTAGTTGACTGGCTAAATCAAAAATATTTTGTCTTCTACTCTGTGGAAACAAATCTTGGTACAGCCTCATTTGTTCAGCTATATCTTCTTGTGTTACTGGGTCTTGTTGCAAACCACCAAACAATTCTATGATTGCCTCAGGTGAGACTTCACCACCGTTGGCTCTTTCTATTTGTTCAGGTATTTGTGCTCTTGTTATAGCCATTACTGTCCTGCTCTTGGATTTGCAAAGTTACCTATCGCACCTAATGCACTCAACCCAGTAGCAAGACCTGCTTGTAATGGACTTGGTGGTGGTGTAAAGGTTGTTCTTGTTTGGAACTGACCTGCTGGTGCCATGCTAATAAATGGTGCTAGTGCTTGGAACTGAGCTAATGGTGCCTGTTGAGCTTGTAGTTGATTCCTTCTTTGAGCATCGAGCACTGCTTGTTGTTGAGCTTGTTGTTGTTGACCAAATCCTGCTAACTGTCCTATACCTGCCATGGCTTGTTGTTGTGCCTGTTGTCCTAGACCCTGTAGCTGTGAACCTAAGCCAAACTGTGCTTGTTGTTGCTGTTGTGCTATCTGTTGCTCTAAGTTTCCTAACCTACCAAAGGCTCCTGCTAATGCTTGTTGTCCACCAAATCTTTGACTACCAATATTAGCTAAAGATTGTCCTAGTGCTTGTTGTGAACCTAGTCTCTGCCCAGCTAAACCTGATAGAGTTGAGCCTAGTTGTTGTTGTGCGGCAAGTCTTGACCCAGCTAGACCAGCTAATCCTTGTGAGGCTAATCTTTCTGCCTGTCGTTGTCTTGCAAACTCACCGAGTCCTGTTTGTTGTGCCTCTGAGAATCCTCTTGCCCTGATGCCACCTAATGCCTCTGCCAGTCCTCGTCCTAATGCTCTTTGTCTTTCTTCTGCTCCTAATCTAGCTCTTGAACCGAAAGCCGATTCGCCACCTCTAGCTATATCTCCTGCTCTCGCTCCTATGTCGGCAAGTTCGCCTCGCTCCATCACATCTCTGATGGTTTGTTGCACGACTTGTTCTTCGAAAGGATTGAAGAATCTACCTGTCATCCTTGGGTCATAACCACCAAGAGTGCCTCTTAACAGACCCTCAGATTCTCCTAATCGACCACCGAACTGTCCTGTAGCACCAAGTTGTAAGGCACCGATACCACCAAGACTACGACCAAACTGGTCGGTTGCTCCTCGGAGTAATTGTTCTTGCTGTCCAAGACCTGACAGTAAACCACCTAAACCTTCTTGTGTTGCTCCTAAACCTTGTAACTCTCTTTCTCTTGCTCGACCTAAACCTGCTCGTAAGTCAGCTACACCTCTATCGAAAGCTCCTCGAGCATCTCGTAAAAAAGGTTGTTCTATACCGATAGCTTGTCGAGCTAACTCTTGTGCTCTAAGTTGGTCAGGAGTAAGACCTGCTACTTGTTCAGGTATGACTATAGGTTTGCCTTCGGCATCGAAGAAAGTTCGCTCTGCGGCACGCATAGCTCCCGGAATGAAACCACCTTTACCGTCAAGACCAAATAACAGTTGTTTTGTTAGTGCATCTAAACCTGTTTCAACTCTGTCTATCTGTGAGGCAAAAGGTTGTTGTTGATTCATCATAGGCATAGGTGGTGGAGGTTGCCCTGTTCCAACCTGTACTGGTTCTTGCAACATTACGGGCATATCAGGTCTTTCTATAGGTCTTTGAAGTATTGGTGTTTCTTGCACTTGAACATCAGGAGGTAAATTAACAGTGGGTTCGAACAAATCATCTCTTATCCGTGCTGGTGGACGACTTCTCATTAAACTAGCTGGCCCTTTATTCTCAACATTCCTTATCAAAGCATCGGGAGCAAAAGGTACAAATGGTCTTCCCTTTATCCTACCCAAAGCATCTCTTATGGGCAGTGCTCTTTGAACTAAGCCACCTTGCTGCATGTTAGGAACTAAATTTTTGTTCATTATGAGCTAGGTTGTGCAGAAGATTCGAAAGCATCCATAATCTTATACATGTTTTCCATTCCTCTGTTCCTATCCTCCTCTAAAGATGGTACTAAACTTATGATACCACCTTGGTTTTGTATTTCGTAAGAACCAGCTCCTCTAACTGCTCGTCCTGTCATCACGAACTCGCCATCACTTAACATAGCTGGTATATCGTCACTTGTCTCTGTACCCGCTCCGTTTATCGGTCCATCCCTTCTTGGGAAGTCTTGAGGGTCAGGTTCACCACCTTCTTGTAATCTCTGTACGGCACCACCTTGTGCATACTGCATGACTGGGCCACCACTCATGAAGGATGCAGTTCCTACACTTTTCATTTTTTGTTTGGGTTTGAAAGATTCTATAAGCTCTTTTCTAGCACGAGATTTTAGTGCAACTGTTTTAGGTGAATCTCCAGCCTGTGGTACGAAAGTTCTTGTAACATAATCTATTTCGCTGTCACTAATAACTGCACCAGTTTCCTTCCGCAAGAAACTTGCTGTAAATTCCCTTACTGCATCTTCTAAATCTACAGCTCTTGAAGACCTAAATTTGTCTTCAATAGAATCAGGTAACAAACCCTTTATTATTCTGTCTCCTATACCACCGGGTGGCAACATGTCCCTAGTAATTACTGCATCCGACTCTATATTAGGTGGAACTAAAGCATCTATTTTTTTGTCTGCCATTTCCATACGCATAGCTAAGCCTGCTGTCTTTTTGTCTACCTCACCACCTTCTGCCATGCCACTGACCATGCCACCTTGTAAATCTTCTAAACCGTTACTATAAACTCCGCCACCGTATGCCATAGGTCTTGGTTGTCCTCCTGAAAGTTCAGGTAAAGTACCTTGCGGTAGTAAACCAAACTCAACAGGATTTGGTGCTGGTTGTCCCATTCTTCTCGCTATCTCAGCCTCGATGTTATATCTACCACTAGCATCCATAGTTGTTAAAGGTGTAAGAGGCACACCTGTTTGACCTTTAGCCTCTTGGAAAGCCAGTTGACCTAATTTACCTGCAAGTGCTCCTGCTCCTGCTAAGCCTAGTAAACTACCTAAACCACCTTGACCACCTTGACCACCACCAAGCACACCTGAGAATAAACCTCCACCTCCACTTTGGCCTAGTGCCAGCAGTTGCTCTACACTCATATTGTTTGCTGTGGCTAATGCTTGTAATTCTTCATCACTGGCATTTTGTATTTGATTTGCTAAGACCTGTGATGGAGTACCTGAACCTAAACCTAATCTATTAGCTAAGCCTTTGCCTGCCTCAGGGCCACCCGCAAACTGCGAACCTCTTTGCCCAAAGATACCACCCGCTAACGGACTAGATAGTCCTGCTTGAATATTTCCGAAACCTCCTAATGCACCTCCAGCTATCGGTGAAAAACCCGGTATGCCTAATCCAGCAAGACCTTTAACTCCTCTTGTGATTAAACCTCCCAAACCTGATGTGCTAGACAATCCAAGTGCACCGCCTATGCCACCACCAATACCACCTAGAAGTCCACCTAATGCTGTGCCTACACCGGGTACAAAAGCGGCTATAGGAGCAACTTTTCTAATTACTTTGCCAACTTTACCCAATGCTTTTTTTATTTTTTTGAAAAAACCAAACTCTTCTAAACCTGTCATCGGATTCAGACTAGCGACACCTGCTCCGACTACTGCCTTTTCGGGATTGATACCAAGCTCTCTAAACTTCATTTCTAGCATAGACTCGAACTGTTCGTCCTCTAACATCTCAGGCGGTAAGACCACTTCACCTGCTCTTAAATGTGCTAATTCTGTGTCATCACCCTGTCCTTGCATAGCAAGTTCTTGTCCTATGGGATTCAAAGGTGCAGACTGTTTTACCTGTCCTCTTTGTAATAAATTGTCTATCATTTGTTGGTCATCCGCAGACATTTCTTGCATATCGAGTTCCTGAGGGCTTGCAACATCTGTTATTGGTTGTGGGCTCTGTGGGATTTGTGATTGCTGTGGCACTGATACAGGAGAGGTGTTCATAACTGCTTGTTGTGCTATCTCATCAGGCGACTTACCTAATTTGTTAATCATAGAATCTACTATCATGTTATTGTTACTGTTACACTCCCTATACTTAAACTAGCTGATATACCAGTAGGATAAGTTTGATGCTCATACAGGTTACGAAACTGTGTGCCGTCAAAAGCCTGATGAACTTCCGTTGTTGTATTAAATATAATAGCTCCAGCCTGAAATTGCAATTCGCTCAACTCTGTAGCATTGAAACTTTTTACTAAATCAGGGTCTTGAGCATCAAGGTTAATTTCTAGTATTCTGACTAAGCGATTGAATGTATCTGCATCTACTTCATCTCTTTGTGCTAAGGGTAATCTTGTGGGTAGTAATTTGCTCATTTTCTACCTGATGGAATAACATCTACTCTCGTATCACCAAGTCGCCATTTGTAATTTTTTCTGTCTGATTCGGTGTTATCGTCATCTGACTCAAATCGCAACACAAATTGTCTAGCTCTAGTTCGAGCACTAGAAAAGGTTGTGGAATTTTTTATTTGACTGGTTGAATCTGTGCTCAAAGTTTGGTTATTGAAATCCCTTCTTTTTATTACTAAGTTTACTGCTGGGTCTTGACTGGTTCCTGTTTGGTTGACAAACAATATGTCAGGTAAAACTTTTCGCAAAAATACAAAGTTATCACCGTCACCAATATCAATATCAGCAGACTCAACAAAAACATTATCCATAGCACTGTCATCATCGTTGAAACCCTTTTCATGTTCAAATATAAATTCATTTGTGGATACATCTCCACTCGCTAAAGGTTTATCGAAAACACCTGATTCTAACCAAGCATGTCTTTCTAATGAACCTATAGACCATGAACCCTCTTCATAATTATAAATCGCATATCTCGATATTTCCCGTGTATCATCTGCTACCGATGGATAGAAAAACCATACTTCTGAAAATTCTTCGTTCAAAGCTGCAAAACATTTGAAAGATTGTTCTATATTTAAATCTGAAAAAACATAATCTTGTACAGAACAAGGTAACTTTTGTACTGAGCCATTATAAAAATAAAACGCATTTTTACTCATAAAAAATACACCGTTTGGTGCATTGACTGCCGCCTTTGGTGCTATCAGACCTGCTCCTTCATTTATTAAATTGACTGCGAAAGTTAAAGGTGGTCCGATAAAGTTCATAGAGTACAAGCTAGTATCAGTCCATATTAATATCTCTTGCCTTGATTTAAGTCCACCAATAATAGAACTACCACTAGATAATCTTAAAGAACCAGCTGTGTTGGTATTTTTGGGTTCAAACTCCAAAGGATTTTCTTGGTCACTGAAAGCTATTAACATAGGGTCTACTGAGCCTGTTCGTGTACCACTAGAAAGTGGGTCAGCTCCTAGTACGATTAAGTGTCTGTCAGTTTCGGAGGTGATTACTTGTAATCCTACCGTTGGCACTTTATTAGCTCCACTTGTTGTAGCCAAATTTACAGCTCTAGTTGATAAACCATCGTTTTCAACCCACCTGAAAATGCCACCCGCTCTAGGATTTATTATTAAATCTTCTCCATAATTATCGTGTGTCCATATTCTTAACTGGTTTGTGGCTGATAAAGTTGCGGCTGTACCCCAACTTCCTGCACCCCAACCATTAGCACCCCAACCAGTTGAAGACACAAAAAACTCTAATCCTGAATTAACAAGATATACTCCATCTACTCCTGAGCCACCATTTCCTGTATCACTAGAGTTAGCTAATACTATATCTCCTGAGGTATCTTTTGCTTGTATGGTATATGTGTTTGCTCCTGTCACAGCTTGTACTTGGTATTCTTGGTTCAAAACCGATGCTGTTATATTACCTCCAAGACTAACTGCACCTGATATTGTAACGAAGTCTCCCTCCACAGCACCATGGCTACTGTCCGTTACTGTTATAATGGCATCTAGTGACGAGCCATCTAAACTTGATGCTTTAGCAAAAGTGATAGAGTTAGTGCTAGTTTTTCTAATAGGTGTGACATCGTTGAATGTGCCAGCCTCTTCTATGAAATATTTAAATGTTGTGCCGACTCCAAGATACTTTTCACCACCTAGTGCCACCCAACCATGTAAAGCTCTTGCAGAACCTACTATAGAATTAGAACTTAACTTTTCCCAACCGCCTATTTTCTCGACACGGCCTTTCCTGAATCTGATGAAGTTGCCATCAACCCAACCACCTTCCTGACTATAATCAGTTTCTTCTTTGTTGATACCAGCTCTAAAATTTAACTTTGTAAATGGCATGAAAAAATTTTAGCACAAAGCAGAAAAAAAACACTTTCTACCGAATATTGTGTTTTACACAGATTTGCATACATTTGTAATTTCATATATATTAAATTTATGTCAACAACAAGATACAGAATTTATCAAATGCTTACAGATAAAATACCTTGTGGTTTCACCACTGTTGAGGTTAGGTCTATAGGTTACAAATATGTTTGGCTCAGACAATACCGAACTGGTAAGTATGGATTGAAACCGAAACGGTACAGAAAAATAGAACGGGACTTGTGGGATAAGTTCACCCAAAATCAATACTTCGAAAAATTATCTTAAGCCAGTCTTATTATTGCACCAGTTGCAGTCGCACTTGGAAAGACAATAGTAAAGTCTCCTGCTGTTGATGTCTTATCGCCACCAAAATCAATCGCACACACAGCTTTATTAGAGTTGGTTGTGTTGTAAATCAAACAGCCTCTAGCAGTCACAGTAGCATTGCTAAAAGTTAAATCAGCAAAATCAACTATCGCTGTAGTACCTGATGTCGTTGGTGTTACATTTGTTAAAGCAGAACCACCACTTGTGTAATTCGTACCTGAGGCTTGTCCTGTTGTCACAAAAGCAGTTGAGCCAGCACCTAAAGTAGCTGAGCTGGTGTAAAGTGCTAGTTTGAAAGAGTCAGCTCCATTCGTAAAATTATGCCCTTCAACAAGTAACTCTTGTTTGAAACTTGTGCATATTGCAGATGTTATAGCCATTATAATTCCTTAATAATTCTAGCCATATCTTCATGGCCTTGTTTTATTAGCAAATTAATCAGAGTCGTATCTCTCGACTCGATTGCATTTTTTATAGTATATAAGATTACAGTATAAATTTGGTTTTGAAAAGCAACAGCCTGAGCCTTAACATGTTCAGGTGCATCTATAGATATATCACATATTTTTTTTGTGGCTTGTGCGGCCCAAAATTCAGGGTCATGCCCTTTGCCCTCTGTGGCATGCACATCTACTTTTCCAACTACAAAATCTCCTTGGCTACTCATCCTCTGTAAGGTTCAGGTGGAACCACATCCTCATTAATTTTTAAACCTTTTTCTTCTAGTTTTTTATTTATCTCATCAAAAGGGCCAATAATAAACTTGCCCTCATGTGGTACTGCTACAAGTGGTTTATCTAATCTATGAAACCCATATAATTTATTAGTTGCTGGCATATTAGAGTCTAACAAAGTTGACCTGCCACTAATACCTACTTGCATACCACTCGCCATACACTTACTTATCCAAAACTCTACACAAGCTCTACCTGCCTCTGCAAAATGTAAATTTTCTTTATAAGAAAAATCTATACCAAATAAATCGATGCGTTTTACTTTTTTGTAAAGTGCGTATGCGATGGCATAGGCAACAGTGTTGTTCATATAGGCACAACTTGTCGCATTGCAGACCTCTTCAACAGGAAACAACACAGGATTTTTGATTCTTTCATCAAGCTCACAGGTGTAAACAGGTACTTCTGTTTCTTGTAACACCTTGACCATAGAATTAGTTTGGTGTCCCGCATCATTACTATCATAAAATCTGCTTGCAGGGTCTAACATAAATATTTTGTCACAAGGGTAAGTGCCACCAGCTGAGTTGATACACCAAACTTCGTCCCAAGATTGTCCGTTTTGTTGACCAATAGCAAAATCTACTTGTGAAATACCAAGACCCACTATAGCTACTGATTTAAGATTGTTCTCTTCCACTAAGTCACTGAGCCACGCAAAGAATCGTATCTGTATTCATCTCGGGTTGCTCGACCCTCAGATATATTCTTCATTCGACTTATCGCCTCCTTGAATCTTGCCTCATATTGGGCAACGACATCAGGAGGTTCTTTTAGGAACACTGCTCCCTCTACTAATGTACCGTACAACAAGGCATCGGGATAATCCGTTGACAAGAAAGTTGTACCGCTGTCACTACCGCTTGTTAGCGAGGCTGGTTTGTGTAAATAATGTAGTTCAATGGTGTAGTTCGAATCAGGTACAGGAGCCAACTCGAAAGCTGTGTCATCGAACAAACTGTAATATTTTGGTTGACCTGTTGCTGTGGTTGATGAATATTCACGCATAAATGATGGATGTTTAAAATCAAGGTAGGTATAAGTGCCACTACTAACAACAGCTAAACTCATTGGTGCATAGAAATCAGTAGGTGTGGCTAAAAACCTGTTACTGCTAGACAAAGCTCCTTGGACATTTTTTCTTTGATTAGGAAGTTGCACCATAGAAAAGATACGGTCCTCTGCCTCCTCTATAAAATTGTTTAGTTGGGATGTGAAGGTGGTTTCAGAAACCTCTAAGTAATCTTGTACCGCAGTTTTTAGGGTTGCTAATGTAAAACTCATGTCGTTACTGTTACCTCGCCTAGATTAGCAGAGACACTAAAAGTATCAAGTTTTGCTCCCAATAAGCCATCGCCAACATTCGTGTAAACTAAAAAAACAGTGTTGTCTTCTTGTACATCAGGTCTTGCGTTTCTCAGAGCTTGTGGGTCATCAGGTATCGCCCTTCTTTGTAGTTGCGGATGTTTAGGGTCAAATTGGTCAGGACCAACTAAAAGACCGTCCCATGTTTTTTTCATATCTCGTAACTTATACCTAAAACCAGTAATATCGCAGATACCATAAGCATGTTTTCCTGAGGCAAAACTCATGGTATGTCGTAGCTCCTTGTACTTGGTTCAATCCTAAAAGATGCTCTGTCTTCATCTTGAGTCATAGCTCTACTAAACTCCTCTTCGTAAAGTTGTTTTAGTATGCCTGTTCTTTCAGGTGCTCTTTTTAAAGACATGTAATATGCAAGTCCTGCGGTCAAACACGGATAAAATCTGAAAGGTAAGTCTAAGGTGTTGGTTGCTGTATCTGCATCATCCATTCTTGTCAGAACATTCATCACTACAGTGTAAGTGCTAGATTTGTCAGGTGTCGGCCACACGGATATTGTTGGTGTGAGTTGTTTGTTAATAAAAAATTGGTTGGGTTTACCAGTGCTCGACTTGGTTGTTATATGTGCGTACTCAGCTCTTGACAGTCTTGTCATAGGTATATCGGTAGTTTCGGAGCCTACAGTTTCCCGTATAAAGACATCTAACACATCTATTGGTGCTGTAGGGTTGGTGCTATCGATGTTGTAGCTTTTGGTATCTTTGACCATAGATACGGTCTTTTCTTTGATTGTCCACTGGTTCAAACCTCTGTTTGCCCATTCAGCTAACATGAGGTTAATACTTCTTTTAGCACTTTTTAGGTCATAGCCATTGCGTAACTCTAAACCACATCTTTCAAATGCCTCTTCTATGTACTCTGCTACATCTAGCTCAAAGTTTTTACTACTGGATGTTGCCATTACTTTTTCTTATCTCCTTCACTATATAGGTTATCAAAAGTTATTGTTGGGTCAATGTAGCTCTCGTGTTGTTCAGCTGAGTGCACCCATTGTGAAGGTGAAAAATCAGGTGGACCCTCTCCTGTCCGCCACAAAGCAGGGTTGGTCGCCCTTACCCTATTATTAGGCAAAGCAACAAAATTGCCAGTCCAATGACCCGCATCAGTTAAATATAACACATGTGATTGTTTATGTTGAGCAGGGTCATCTGCTATCGAGTGGTTTGTGTAATCTACTGTAAAAAGATATTTGCCTAAAAAGAACTCTCCACCTATTTTACAATACCAAGGACTCGAGCTAACTCTGTCCAAAGTAACTAAACTATGGTCGTGACTCATACAGTCCCAAGGTTGTGCTAGATGGTCTTCCATCGGTTCAGGCCATTCTTGTAGTGGTATATCGGCAACCAGTGCTTGTATAGGCATCCTCGCCCACATAGCACCACCATGCACATTTTCATCAGGGTAGCCTTCGAAGTCGGTTTCGCAACCAGTAAAAACTACTTGAAACGATAAAGACCTATCAGGTAGTGTATTTACACCGATAGCCAAAGCATGTAGATACTCACCATGATATTTTTGATGGTTGGCCGTAAACTCTTTACGCACCCAGCATTTAAACTGAGGTATGTTTGATATTAAATATGCCACAATATTTAAAGTATATTACTAAAGTTTTTTCAATACTGACTTAGGTATGTTGCCCATAGCACCGCCTTTAGCCATGCCTTTTACTCTTTTCATAGCTCCACCTCTTGCCATGCCTTTAGCCATCTTCATAGCACCACCTCTTGCCATGTATTTACTTTTCTTCATAGCACCGCCTTTAGCCATACCCTTAGATTTTTTCATGGCTCCACCACCAGCCATCATTTTAGATTTTTTATGTCTCGGCATTTTATCTCCTGTAATTACC